TGCAAGCTTGTCAGATGTCACAGATGTACTTGCGAGAGCAGTAGTACCGACTGCACCGGAGGCGATCTTTGCAGAGGACACAGCAGCATTTGCGAGCTGAGTAGATCCTACGGCTCCAGTGCCGATTTTGCCACTAGTGACAGCAAGATCTGCGAGCTGAGTAGTGTCTACGGCTCCATTTGCGATTTTTGCAGATGTGACGGCAAGATCAGCGATTTGAGCAGTGTCTACGGCAGCAGATCCGATTTTTGCATTTGTGACGGCAGCAGATGCGAGAGCTGCAGTGTCTACGGCTCCGGATCCGATTTTGGCACTAGTGACAGCAGCATCTGCGATCTTGGCTGTAGATACAGAGCTGTCTGCGAGCTGAGTAGATCCTACGGCAGCGTTAGCGATTTTGCCACTAGTGACAGCAAGATCTGCGAGTTGAGCAGTATCTACGGCATTGTTAGCCATTTTGTCATTTGTGACAGCATCGTCTGCGATTTTGGCTGTACTAACTCCTCCGTTTGCGATGCTGATCTCGTCTCCGCTGATTGTCAATCCTCCGGACGCAGTAACGGATCCGAGGCCGGAAAAGCGTTGAAACTCAATGTTATCAGTACCGAGAGATGGAGGAGCATCATTGATACATACAAATCCCTGATTGTCGTAGGTATTACCTTCGAGAGCAAACAAAAACGCACCTGGGAAATCTGAGCCTGCATCCATGTCTTGAGTGCGAGACATTGCGGATCCTGAGCCTGCGAACTCGTATACACCATTTTGCTTTTTATCGGTTTGGTTGAAGAGCAAAACGCGATCATCTGCAGAGAGAGTCACTCCGTCGATTGCGGCAGGAGCAGAGCTGATGTCTACGTTGCCAGGAGCAGCGACTCGGACATTTTGCTTGATGCTGAGTCCTGCGGCAACACTGTCAACGTAGCTTTTATTTGCTGCGTCTGAGGAGTTGCTCGGAGTGCCTACTTGCAAAACACCGGAGGAAAAGTCAAATGTATCTGTCAGATCCATTTTTGCAGCAGTGACAGCAGATGCGGCAAGAGCTGCACTGTCTACGGCTCCGGATGCGAGCTTGGCAGATGTGACGGCTCCAGATGCAAGAGCTGTAGATCCTACGGCTCCAGATCCGATTTTGGAACTAGTGACAGCACCGGAGGCAATGGCTACCTCGTCTACGGCTGCAGATGCGAGCTTTGCAGATGTAACAGCACCGGAGGCAAGAGCAGAGCTATCGACAGCACCGGATCCGAGTTTTGTAGATGTGATTGCACCGGATGCAATCGCAGTCTCTCCGACTGCTGCAGCTCCGATTTTTGCGGATGTGACAGCACCGGACGCGATTTTGTCAGATTCGACTGCTCCGGTTGCGATTTTTACTGCGATAATAGCCGAATCGACTAACTGACCGCTTTTGATTTGTACTGAACCCATGGGTTAGACTCCTATATAGTTTTTGGATGAAAAATGCATTTTTGTAGTCTCCGGATATAGTCTTGTTATGATGCCTGAGCGATATAGTCGACTGTCACATAATCTCCTGTCTGAGGAGTGAAATTTGTGGTGAATGTCGTGCTGTTGTACTCGTCAAAAGTCTCGCCCTCTACCTGTCGGATACCATTATAGTATACTCTGAGAGATCCTGCCTGATATTCTTCGGGCACAGTAAAGGAGACATTTGAGCCGTCAATCTGAGACGTGAGATCGGCTTGTTTCATGTCTCCTCCTCCTGCTCCTGACTCATTGATAAAAAAAGCAAATCTAAAGGCCATGGCATCATAACTCCTCTAAAATAATAGAGACCTCTGCATTGCCACTCTTGGATGCAACAAAAATAGAGTCCGGTCTATTCTTGCCTCGTCCGAGTCTGAGCACGACGTAATTGCTCTGTGGTACTGTCATCTTGTTGCTCGGCACTGCTCCTCCGTCTGTGGCTCCGTTGCGACAGACATAGAGCTCCTTCCCTTGGGCTCCGAGAGAGATCTGAGTCGCTGCCGATGGCAGGAGGATCTCTGTCGTTGTCGTGTCTCCTGCTGTAAAGTTATAAAAAGCAGGATACTGATTTAAGCTGCGTAGATCTTCGCTCATGACTGTCTCCGATTGCGATTTTGCCATGCTGCTCGCACTTTGTCTCTATTGGCTGCATAAAACTCTGGATCTTTGAGTGCTCTTTCCAAAAAGCCAGGAGAATCGGGAGCAGGGATTGCTCCGACATTTGCTCGAGGAGGAGGAGTCTGCTGCTGCTGTTGAGTATACTCTCCGAGAGACTGTATTTGCGAGAGCGTAGATGCCTCCTGAGGAGCATCTTTTTGTTGTGGTGGTGTGTCTGCCTCCTCAATCATTTTGAGAGCCTGCAAATGAGGACGGATTGTGATCGGAGCATTCTCGGGATTTGTCACTTGTTGATCAAGCCATTCGGAGAGAGTCTGTCTGTCTCCTTCTGTTTTGCCCTTCTGAGCTCTCTCAAAACTCCATTCGATAGCCTCAATCAAATCGGGATCTGTCAATCCATGCTTTGAGATACTCTGATAGCGATCAAAACGCTGCTCGGAGTGTTGTAGTCTCGCCTGCATCTCTGCAAGCTGCTGATTGAGAATATCAACGGAGCTCATAGCCTTCTCCGCTTTTGCGAGTCTGCTCTGAGCCTCCTCTAGTGCTTGCTCTGCCGATGTCGCTCTGCTCGCTACCTTGCCTATACGCTCTTTAATGATGTTTTCCATTTCTGATTTGAGGACATATGTACGTCCGTCTTGCTCTATCTCTGTCATATTGTCTCCTATGGTTAGATTGAGTATTGTGCTCTCTCTTGTCGTATACGCTCAAGTTGTTGCTTTGCCTCTATCGGATCAAGATCCGGATTGAGCATTTGCATAGCGTCGACAGGAGAGATGAGGCCTGCTGTCAGCTTTTGGATTATGTCCTCACGCTGAGCTCGCATCTCCTCCGGAGAGAGTCCGAGAGGAGTATATATGACTCTGTATCCTGACTCAGGAAGGGATGCACCTAAAAAACGATTACATAGCATTGCACATTTGGCGAGCATCTCCTCATCGGCTCGTCTGAACACAGGAGCATATCTGCGTTGTGCTTCTCTTTGTCCGTCTCTTGAGATTGAGAGTGCATATCCTGATCTTGGATCTCCGGATTGTCTCAAGACCTCTGACGAGATGCCTGCTGCAGTTGCGACTCTGTACTCATATTTTGAGATGCTGTCCAGGAGCTGAGATGGATCTGCATACGTAAAAGAGCCGATCAGAGGCTGACCTTGCATATCGGGCTCTGTCTGAAACATGAGGATGCTACTCGGATCTGTGCTTATTGCTGATCTGCGTCCTGTCAAGTCTCCCTCTAGTTGCGAGAGTCCTGAGAGATGCAATCCTGCGACATATTTTTGCGGCCATGAGTTATCCCTGACGCAATGGACATAAAATGAAAATAGGACGGCAGCAGTGAGAGATCCGTATGCGAGCTGTGCAGCGTCAAAAGCATTGAAGAGCTGTCCTGTCTTCTCGGCATGATATAGCACAACAGGAAGATAGGGGACTCCTTCGCGACTGCGATATGGATAGTACTCTCCTCTCATTGCCTCGTGTCCCATATACATCTCAGAGACATCGGCTCCTATGTCTCCTGCGGGAGTAGCCTCAAACATGCCAAAAATCGGATCGTTGGGATTGCGTATATCGAGAATGTCCCATACCCAAATAGGCTCTCCTGTCTCCGGATGCATCCTGAGTCTGAGCTCCTGATAATAGAGAGGAATGTCCGGAGCATCCTCGGAGGCAGCAGCAATAACAAAATCAGGAGTAACTGCTCGGAATGATAGACCGGGAACTCGTGCGATCTCTCCTGGTACATGAGGAGCAACATCGACGCGTACAAACATCTCTCTAATGCCGAGCGTCATCTGCTGTACTTTTTGCATGAGTTGAAAAAAGCCGGCCTTACTGACGTATCCGTCTCGTCCTATGAGAGCAGAGATGTCTCCATCTCCTGTGACATTTGGCTCAGAATGATATAGCATTGCGAGCTGTCTCGTGACTTGCTCAATGGCACAGGATGACAGATCAGAAGGTCCTAATGCCTCGCGTCTGTCCGTTGG